AGTATTAGATAGAACTTTTGACACTTTAGATGAAACAAACTTTGCTTTAAAAGAAATGGTTGAAGGTTTTAGAACACAAGACGCAACAACCTTTAGAGTATTTGGTCAACGTCCGCCAAAAACACCAGAGGGCGTAAGTGACCCAGCACCGGAAGTAGATATGGGTATGGTGGGTAAAGTTATACCGCCAGAGGAACCAGGTGCTCTATTTTGGAATTCACGCGAGAAAATTATTAATGCACCATCAGAAGCTATGCAAGCTAACCAATGGTTAGACTTTATGAAACGTGGTAAACACGGAATATTAAATCCTAGAGGATTACCTATTATTAAAGACCAGGAATTAAATGATACTTCATTAGCCCCTTACTTATCCCAAATGGGAAAACAAATTATATCTAAAGAAAAACTTGTAAAAGAGTTTGATGAAATAGCACCTACTTTTGATGTTACCGTATTAGGTGAAAATAACCCAGGACAATTATTAAGGAATTTGTCAAATACTTTAAAAAATACAGATACACAAGCTATACGTGATCCCAAAATAAAAGGATTTTTTGATTACATGAGAGATGTTATTTCTCCTTTAAAAGAAGGGGATGCTAAAGAAAGAGAATTTATTGCCGGTAAAATTAACACTATGATAGAAAGAAATTTTGGTATTAAAAATGCTTTAGAAGAAGGTGTTCCTCAAAGGTTTCCATTTGAAATAAAAGAAATAATTCAAAATATATCCATGGCTTTAGGAAAAAGAGGATCTGGTTTTGAAAAATATAAAAAAACTGCAGTTCACGAAGGCACACAAACATTAAGTGGTGGTGACAATTACCGTGAATTTTTATTTACCCATAGAGCAGGTAAATTAAGATCAGCAGAACCAGAATATACATATGCTCATGATTTTGGCTTAGATCAAATTCAAAGATCTGGAGGTGTAGTTCATACACGTGTATCAGATAGAACAGATCAATTTGGTAGAAGATTAATGCATATAGAAGAAATACAATCAGATATGCATCAAAAAATTAGTACAGCTCAACGAGCTCTTAAAAAACAACATGCAGAATTTGAAAAGGAAGGAATGAATCCTGAACAAGCATACGCAAAAATGAATCAAAGAGAAAGAGAAACTTATGAAAGTGCGGTAAAAGCTACTAAATACGCACCCCGACAAGATGTTAAACTTAAAAAAGAAATAAATGTTAATGAACAACAGATGCGTTTAATACAATCAAAAATAGAGGATTTATTAAGTAAACCTCAAACTAAAGCTACCCAGATTAGAGTAGTAAGACTTAACCAAGAAAGAGCTAAAATTAGAAAAATTTTAGAAGAAGAAAAAACAAAATTAGCCGAGTCTACTAATACTACTGGAATACCGGAAGGACCACTTCGAAAAAGTGAAGATTATAATGAATTTGTTATGAAATATTTATTACGCGCAGCAGAAGAAGGTGGATATGATGGATTAACTATGTCTACCGCAGCCATTAAAAATATTAATTTAAACCCTGGAAGCAGAGACTTTATTGGCAATCTAACTGCCTACGGACCAATAGCAAGTGGTGCAATGAAAAAAGCAGCTAAAAAAAGTGGTGCAAAGTTAATGAAAACTGCTATAAGGGATAAAGATAATAGGGGATGGGAGATTCCAATGATATTAATTAAAGATAACAAAGTTGCCAAGGAAACCATAAAAAGAGGTATGCCTATTTATAAAAAAGGTGGCGAAGTTAAAAAGGTAAAAAATAATGGTTGATAATCCAAATAACAATATAGAAAAAGCTTTAAGCTCTTTAACTGACGCATTAGAGATAGAACCTACAGGACAAGAAATTCAATTAGAACCAGATGTAGGTGAAAAAGATGTAGAGATAATGGAAGATGGTAGCGCAGTAATAGGCGAAGAAGAAGGAACTATAGACACATCAAACGTACCTCATAATGCCAATTTAGCAGATTACATAGATGACACGGAATTAATGAGATTTTCTGGTGATCTAATAAACGATTTCGAAGCGGATAAATTTTCAAGGAGAGACTGGGAAGATTCCTATGTTAAAGGCCTTGATATGTTGGGATTCAAATATGAAAACCGAACTCAGCCCTTCGAAGGAGCGTCCGGGGTCGTACACCCCTTATTAGCAGAGTCTGTAACTCAGTTTCAAGCTCAAGCATATAAGGAACTTCTCCCCCCAAGCGGCCCCGTACGAACTCAAGTTATAGGACTCTCCACCCCAGAAGTACAAGATCAAGCTAAAAGAGTTCAACAATTTATGAACTACCAGATCACTGAAGTGATGCAAGAGTATGATCCGGACATGGATCAACTACTTTTTTATCTACCATTATCTGGATCTGCATTTAAGAAAATTTATTACGATTCATTAATGAAACGTGCGTGTGCTAAATTTATAACAGGGGAAGACCTGGTTATAAATTATATGGCTACAGATTTAGAAAATGCAGCAAGAGTTACCCATGTAATTAAAACAAGTGGTAATGACATTAGAAAACAACAGTTACAAGGTTTCTATAGAGATATTGCTATTACAACAGGAACAGTAGAAACATCAGAAGTTACAGAAAAAATAAATACATTGGAAGGTGTTCAACGCGAATACGGTCAAGATGAAGATGAGCATACTCTTTTAGAAATGCACGTTAATTGTGACGTTCCAGGATTTGAAGACGAGACTGGAGTTAAGTTACCTTATATTATAACTATAGATCAGTTCTCTACAGAAATTTTATCTATTAGAAAAAATTGGAAAGAAAAAGATCCAGACTTTAGAAAAATATCTTATTTTGTACATTACAAGTTTCTTCCAGGATTAGGTTTTTATGGCTTTGGTTTAATACATATGCTTGGCGGTTTATCAAGAACTGCTACAAGCGTTTTAAGACAATTAATTGATGCTGGTACACTAGCTAACCTACCTGCAGGCTTTAAGGCTCGTGGTATGCGTATAAGAGACGATGACACACCTCTACAACCAGGAGAGTTTAGAGACGTTGACGTAACTGGTACATCTATTAAAGAATCATTACTTCCTCTTCCTTATAAAGAACCAAGTGCAACTTTATTTCAATTATTAGGTTTCGCAGTAGATGCAGGTAAATCTTTTGCTGCTATAGCAGATATGAAAATGGGAGAAGGAAACGAACAAAATCCTGTAGGCACAACTATGGCTCTTCTTGAACGAGGAACTAAAGTTATGTCGGCTATACATAAACGTTTACATTACGCACAAAAAGTTGAGTTTAAATTACTAGCTAAAGTATTTCAATTATATTTACCACCAGAATATCCATACCAAGTTGTAGGTGGTAATCAAATGATTAAACAACAAGATTTTGATGACAGAGTAGATGTTATTCCTGTGTCTGATCCCAACATATTTTCTATGGCTCAACGTGTTACATTAGCACAACAACAATTACAATTAGCTACAGCTAATCCTGGGCTACATAATATGCGTGAAGCTTATAGAAGAATGTATGATGCTATGGGAGTTGATAACGTAGATTCTATTCTTAAACCGGATCCAGAATTACCACAACCAATGGGACCTTCTTCAGAAAACGCAGGGGCTATGAATAGTAAAGCACCTAAAGCTTTTCCAATGCAAGATCATCAAGCGCACATACAAGCGCATGCTGAATTTATGTTTACCCGTATGGTACAGATAAATCCTCAAATATATTCTTTATTACAAGCACATATTTGTGAGCACATTTCTTTGATGGCTGGAGCACAAGTTGAAGAAGAATTTAAAGAGCAAACTGAACAATTAAAACAAGCACAACAACAAGCACAACAAAATCCTCAAATGGCGCAACAAGTAGAACAACAAATGCAACAATTAATTAATCAAAAAGCTGCTAAACAAGCTCAGATAGAAGCTGAAATGACTATGAAATTAGCTCAAGATGAGGAAGCAAGAATAAGTAAAGAAGCTCAAGATCCTCTTGTTAAACTTAAACAACAAGAACTAGATTTAAAAGCTATGGAAACTCAAATGAAAGTTCAAAAAGACATGATGTTAGAAGGAGAAAAATTAGATATCGAAAGAGATAGATTAGAATCTGATGCAACTATTGGTATAATGAAAATGGCTACTGAAGTTAATAAAGAAGATTCAGATGAAGCTATGATTATGTTTAAAGAAAATATGATTAATTCTAGAGAAGCCATGAAATCTAAAGCCAATGAAAAGATAGCGAGGAACAATGGACGAGAAAAAACTAAAAGCGATTAAATATAAAGTACAAAAAATTGCTGTATCTATGAAAAAAATAGAAGATGCCGCTACTAGTGAAATTGTAACACATGATGATTATCTTCAAGTATGTGGTGCTATGCTAGCTGTTTGTCGTAATATGTATGTAAGTGCTTTAGGTATACAGGGAGCAGCAAATATGTTTGCAGCTGTCGCAGAAACGTTTATAATACAAGAAGAAGTTTTAAATGAATTATATAATTCATTAGAAAAACCCACTGTACATTAATAAAGGAATTATGAGTAAACCAGGATTATATGCAAATATACACGCTAAAAAAGCAAGAATTAAAGCAGGAAGTGGCGAGACTATGAGAAAAGTAGGAACTAAAGGTGCTCCTACAAATCAAGCATTTACTAATAGTGCTAAAACTGCTAAAACAAAACCAATAAAAAAGAATATGGGCGGTACAGCTGCACCTAAGGTAGGTGCTCAAAAATTTCCTAATACATCGGGAGGTTTTCATCAAGCTCAAAAAACTGCTAAAGCAACTGGTCAAAAAATGACTATGCGTAAAGGTGGTAAAGTTAAAAAAAGGAGATAATATGAAGTTATTAAAAGATTTATGGGAACACTTAAAAGAGTGGAGTGACTGGGGAATCAAAGACTGGGTAAAAGCCGGTATAGTAGCCCTAGTAGTCGTTGTAATTTTAAAATCAGTAGTAGGAATCTAAATGGTTTCCCGTTTTACTGAGAGGGATAATGTAAGGGACAGAGCTCGTGGTCAATCCGCGAGCTACGCCCCAACCACAAGAAATCAACGAAGAGAACCTAATAGATTTGTTCAAGAAGTTAAAAAATTTGGCAATAATGCAGGCCAAATGGGTTCAAATTTTAGCGGTGCTCTTCAAAATAATCCAGTTACAAATACTATACAAAAAGGCGTGAATTACGGTCGAGAGAAAATGTTACCAGGTTTAGTGGGTGCGGGTTTAGCTGGAATAAAAGACGTATTTAACAATCAAATTATGAACAGTCAAAATAGAAATTATTTTGGTGGTAATATGCTTCATAATAAAATTCCCGATAATGTTAGAGAATCTATGATGACTCAAAAAAATCAAGATTTTTATGATAAGTATATAAATCTTGCCAGCATGGCGCAGGATACTAAAAAAAGAGATGAGTATTTAAAAACAGCAGAAACTGCAAGAACAAATTCGCAAAACACAGCAAGATTAAATTATGCATTAAGTCAAATTGACGATAATTCAGACAATGAATACATGAACTCAGCAGGACTTCCTTCTTACTCACAAGATTTATTTGGTGAAGGGCAGGGAAGATTAAACATGGATGCTTTTAGGGAAGCTATGGGTAGGGGTGAAGGAATTTTAGGAGGATTATCGGAAGAAGATAGAAACGGCGAAGTTATAGATAGTTATTCCCAACAAACGTTTAGACCTAATATGGCAGATGTTGCAGGACCTGTAATTTACCCACAAGATAAACCGATTAACACGGACATGAGTAAAAACAAAGCTTACAATGATTTAAATCAAGCAGAGATAGATTATTTAATGGGAAGAAAAGATTCAATAACTGATGAAGAG